TAAGTTTAGTGAAACTGATTGGTCTATATATTGTTGTCTAATACCCGCCTGTCTTACTAAATCTAATTGGTTGATTTCTTTGAATGTTTTAAATACATCCTTAACATTAAATGTTTTATGTTTATCTTCAGGTAATACCTCTTCACAAAGAATTGCTTTACCATTTACAAAACACCAATTATCTAATTCTTGAATATCTTGAATAGAACCACCATCTTCTAAAATCTTATCCCAAATTTCTTTGGTATTAATTCCAGCTTTTTTAAGTAGTTTTTCTAATTCAGAATTTCTACGAATGAATGTTCCTTTTGAAGTTTGTTCCGTAAATACATTTGCTGCCCACGGCTCAATACCAGAACTTACATCTCCACTCAATTTAGAGTTAGAAACTGTTGGTGCTATTGCACGTAAGTGAGTATTACGGAAACCACTATCTCTACACCAAAGTGGTTCACCCAATTCAGATGCCATATCTCTACTTGCTCTTTCAGATTCAATTTTCATTTGAGAAAATATCTTACGAGTTTCAAATTGAGCAGGCATTCCTTCAAATGGAATTCCTCTTTGTTGTAGGTAAGTATGCCATCCTAATACACCTAACCCCAATGCTCTACCTTTTTCTGCTGAACGAACTGCATTTTCAAATCCTTTCATATTCTTAGCCTTTTGTATGAATTCTGAAAGAACTCCATCTAAGAAATAAGTTGATGTGTAAATCAAATCCGTATCCTTCCACTCATCATATTTTGCTAAGTTTAAAGAACTTAGGCAACAAACGAATGAATGTGATTCATCGGTATGTAATACAATTTCAGAACAGATATTAGTCATAAAAACTTTCAATCCATTTTGTTTGTACATAGATGGGTTTTGCTTATTAACATTACCCTTAAATAAGATATAAGGTTCACCTGTTGCTTTTCTTTTCTGAAGTAGTTTACTCCATTTTCTTCTAGCCTCAGATTCTCCGTCTTGTAGTTTTCTCATAAACTTATCACCCACAACTGCACATTGATGAAGATTTAAACATTGACGATTAACATCACCCTTCGGTTCTCTAATCTCCAACCAATCTTCAAAATCTTTATGTTCGATGTTTAAGTTTACTGATGCTGCACCTCTTCTTACCGAACCTTGATTCGTTGCAAGAATAGTTGAGTCATATATTTTAGCAAATGGAACTACTCCATCAGATGTACCATTACCGGTAATCTTTGCACCTGCTGGTCTGATTTGGTTTATACCAATACCAACTCCACCACCATGCTTTGCTAATAGCATTAATTCTAAATTCTTTGAACCTATATCAAAAATGGAATCTGCTACATCTATACCAAAACAACTAATAGGTAATCCCCTATCAGTACCTGTGTTTGATAATACCGGTGTAGCTAAACATAACCATCCTCTCCATATATAATCGAAAAATTTAGATGCTAGTTGCGGTTGGCCTAATCTCTGTGCTACTTTTGTAGACACTCTCCAATACGCATCTTTTGGTGTTTCTCCCTCAATTAAATAACCCTTCGATATGGTTTTAACATATACTTCGGTATTACCCCACTCCGGGAAATCGACACCAAGTTCCCATCCAAATTCTTCACCTTGATTTTTTGCCATAATATTGTTTTATTTAAAATAAGTCATCCCAATTCTCACCTTCACCTGCTTTTGAATAATCGGTAGGTCTCATTGCGAAGAAATCCGTATGAGTTAAACCTCCAGTTAGGTGATAGAACCAATCCAATTCAGATGCTTTCTTTTTATTGAATTCAAAATAATCATCACCACCGGGTATTGGGTTATATCCCAACTCTGCAAGTTTCTCATTAATTCGTTTAATAATAAAGTGTTTTAGGTCATCTTTTTTCATATTCTCTAAATCACCTTGTTCAAACATCTTATCAATAAATCTATGTTCTAACTCCATTATTAGTTTTGCTGCTTCATAAATTGATACTTTAGCATCTTCTAATAATTCTGGAAATTCATCACACATATGTCTGAATAATTGACATCCCATTCTACTATGTAGGGATTCATCTCTTACACTCCACTTCATTTGTTGTCCAATTCCTTTTAATTTATTTCTCATTTGGAATGAGTAAAGAACTGCAAATGATGAATAAAGGGATACCCCCTCTGAAAATGCTGAGAATATTGCTAAACTTCTACCAACTTCTTTTCTTGCAATTGGGTTTGTTGCCAAATCCTCATGTGTCCAATCCGAAGTAGTTTTTGTTAATAATTCAAACTTTTCTGCAATTGCAGGTTCGTGTAAAAATGCTTCAAAATCATCTAATCCTAAAGTTTCATTTAGATACGAATATGCAATTGCGTGAATTGTTTCTTGAGAACCAAACATCATTGCCATCTGACGGATTTCATGTTTTGGAAACCATTGGGTAACCATATTAGTCCAATAATCAGATACGGCACACTCAGTCTGAGCAAATCCTAAAAGGATGTTACCTACTAAATTCTTTTCAGAATCAGTTAGAGTTTCATTCCAATCCTTAATATCACCTTGCATTGGGATTTCGGTATGTAACCAAAATGCCTGTGCTTGTTTTAACCATCCCTCAGTATAGTATATCGGAAATTCAAAAGGTTTGAATGGAATTCTTTCAGTAAATAGTTTGCTCATTTTGTAACTTTTTTTATTTGTTCTCTTCTACTGATAATTTTCTATAATCTGTAATAAGTTTTTTTAATTCTCCAATCGCTTTTCTTGCTCTTGATTTGGATGCTTTAGTTGCTCCGTTGTGTTCTGCTTCGAATTGAGTAAATAAATCCTTCATTTGTTCGAATAATTCAGTTGATGTTGCCATAAATTGTTTGTTTGTTAAATTGTTAAAAATTACTCCAACAAAATATCTTGTTGGTGAGTATAACTATTGTATATATGAAAAAAAGAAATGATTTTTTTTAATATTTTTTTTCTTTTTTATTATCCCATACTAACAAAAAGCTAATCCCTTTATTATAATAGGGTTACCCCATATTTTCTACATACTTTTTATGCAGAAGTTGTTTTTTACTCAAAAAATTGATTTATTTTTTCTTTCACTTCCGGTTTCACTTCTACACGGTTTCCTTTTATTGGTTTGCTAACCGGTCTGTTTTTTTCATATTCAATTCTTGTTTTTGAAATTTCAAAGTATTCTTTTTCTCTTTCAATACCAATAAAATCAAAACCACCTCTAATTGCTGCTTTGCCGGTTGAACCACTACCCATAAACGGGTCTAATACCGTTCCACTCTTTTTGGTTACTAGACGAATAAGGTATAGCATTAAATCCGTTGGTTTGACAGTCGGGTGTATGTTATTACTTCCCTCATTTCTATCACTCTTTGATGTTTTTGGACAATAGAAAAATCTACTTGCACCACCATTATCAGCGTAAATAGGTCCTTGCTTTTGATAACCACTTTGATTTGGTCTAAATATGCTATCACTACCAACTGCATCGGATGGTGTTTTGCAACCAGGTCTGTTACCACTCTGTTCATCCAATATCTTACCTGCTTCTTCATCTAATATAATGTTTGCTGGAAATCTACCTAATAACTGTCCTTCAGTTTGGTGAGTTTCTTGCTCACTACTATCTCCATACTTCCCTTTACTTATTGCACTTTCAGCACTTCTACTATGGTTAGTTATAGTTTCATCAGTTCCAACCCTACAACCATCTATGTTTATCCCACCAGTTCCCCATTCTAAAACATTCTCTGCTACTGTTTTTTCACTCAAAGGTTTTCTTGCCATTACAATAGGTTCATGTGCCGGTTTAAGAGCAGTTCCCCAACCTTGCCATTCTTCTAACTTATGTCCTATGTTATGTGATTTAGGAAACCCTGAACCATATATCCACATAATCTGGTCTCTAATCTCAAACCCTGCATCTTCAATTCTTACAGCCATTCTGTGATAAGTTCTACTACCCGCGAATGAAAGGATATGACCTCCTGGTTTTAGAACACGAAGGCATTCTTCCCATATCTGCTGTGATGGAACATCGTAATCCCATTTCTTACCCATAAATGATAATCCATACGGCGGGTCAGTAACAATACTATCCACCGAATTATCATCTAATTCTTTAAGTTTATCTAAACAATCTCCTAATAACAATTTCATACAAAAAACTTATATTTATCTA